GAAAAATCTTTGTGTGTTCATAAATTCATTGAACGCTTCAGGAATTAAATATCCTTTAAAACTCATATTAAAGTTTGTTTTGATAATTCTTTCATTATCACCCATTTCTGTTGCATCTTCAAAGGAATCTATTGATGATAAAAATTTAAATTTATTTGGTTCACCCCAATATGCTCCTTCTGAAAAATTAATTCTTTCTATAATTTTATTCATCTCCTCGATATAAGGTGTCCAAACTATTGCTTCATAATTTAAGTTCATATAGTCTGGAACAGCAGTGGTATAGTATTCTTTTGAATTTAACATACCTTGAACTACTGAAAATCTATCATATCGTTGATTTTGTGAATATTTTTTCTCAAATGTGTAAAATTGTTTTGGGTCATTGGCATCTAATTTGTCAACTGGCATTGTTTCGTTTGCTTCCATTGAAACTCTACGAAATACGATTAATGGTGTAATTAAAGAACCCTTAACATCACGAACATAACCTTGTTTTTGTATTGAGTTCCATCTTTCAGCGTTAGCGTAGTAAACAGGAACTTTAACTTCTTGTCCGTTGATTGTTGTTGTTGGTTTGATAACTTCATTGAAATAATACATTATAGCCGCATCAACATCCATTAAACCAATAGAAATATTTTTTACATTATCTTTTCTTTGGTTTGTTTCAGAACCTCTACCTCGTTGTAGTCCTCTATTGAGTTCTCTACCTTCAAGTCTTCTTTGTGTTCTTGGTAATGGTTTTGTTCTGTCGGCCATTATTCAACTCCTAATTCCAATCCAATTCTTTTTGAATATTCTTTCTGTGTATTAACAATACTATTAAATGATTCTGGTAATAAGTATCCTTTCATACTTAAATCAAATGTTGTTTTGATAATTCTTTCTCCTTCAAATTCTGAAGCGTCTGTAAATGATGATATACCAGCTTTAAATTTAAATTTATCAGGTTCTCCCCAATAAGAATTTTTTGACCAACTAATTCTTTCTATGATTTTGTTCATTTGGTCTATGTATGGTGTAAATACAATACAATTATAATTTATAGTAACATAACTTGGAATAGTTACATTGTAAACTTCTTCTAATGGTTCATCATTTTCAAATAATGTTGAAGTTTGTGTAAATCTGTTTTGATTTGAAAATTTCTTTTTAAATGTATAATTAGAACCTTCTGTTGCTGGTTGTAATGAAGGTGTTAAGAAAGCATTATTTGATTCTCTTGATACTGATGTTCTTTTGAAAATTAAAAGTGGTGTAATAAACTGACCTTTAACATCTCGTAAATATCCAAGTTTTTGGATTGACTTCCATCTTTCTGGATTTGCATAATAAACAGGAACTTTAACAACTTCACCATTATCTATTACTTCTGGTTTGATTACTTCTCTAAAATAATACATAACAGCTGCATCAATATCTAACAATCCAACTGAATAGTTTTTTACATTATCATCTGTTCTAGATGTATCAAACCCTCTGTTAAAATTGGTTTGTGTTGTTAGGATTTCTTCGTTTCTTGGTAAAGTTTTACTTCGTTCCATTAAATACTTCTCACTTCTTCAATGTTAAGATTACTTCGTCTTAACAAGTTAGCACTACATACGACTGAGTGAATATGTTGTCCGTCAAGTTGCTTATATTGTCCACCTACTAATTGGTTTTCATTTATATTAGTGATTTCCCAATAGGCGGTAAACCACTCAACTACATCTCCTATTTCTAATACTAAACTTAAATCTCTTAAAGATTGTCTTACAAATGAAAATGTTGCATTTTGTCTTAAATCTGGTCCAAATTCATCTGTGTTATATGCCATATCTTCAGCTTCAACTAAACAAGCTATTTCAACACCAGGTTTAAATACTTTTCCGTCTGATGTTTCACCATACATATTAGTTTCTGTATTACTTGCGGATATTTTATAAACAATCACAGTCTGGTCAATGATTCCACTATTGGCATTTTTTAAATCACCGATAAGTTCTTTATTAAACCTATCAAAAGTGTCTATGTCTTTTTTACCAAAAAATCGTGGGTTTGCCATCTCTCACTCCTAACCTATGTAGATTGGATAAGGGACTTTTTTTAGTTTTTCTTGTAGGAACTCGGATTCATCTTTGTCTGCTTCCATAAGTGCTTTACGAGAAGTTTGTTCAAGCATTTCTCTAAGTTGTGTAACAAGAGCTTCTTTTTCGGCTGACGCTTCTGACCTCAAAGTGTCTCCGTCTAAGCTTGTTTCAGCACCGGGTATCGGGATAGCTCCATATTTACTCCTTACTATACCTAATAACTCTTTTGTTAGTGCTAATCCATATTTTCTAACCCATTGTTTCCCTACATCATTAATACTTCCGTATTTCATATTATCGTAAGGAACATTGGAAAAGTCGGAAATTACATCTGAACTTCCTGAATGTTCCGTTATTAACGCATTATCTCTGTCTGAACGAACCACATATTCAAAATGTAATTTGTATGCAGAGTCTGGTCTTGGGAATATTCTTAATTTATTATTTCTTAATTGAAATGAATATGCTGACTTTCTTATTTGGTCATTTAATTCAATGGCTTGTAATCTCAACATATCAGCGTAAACTGGCATCATTAAAAATGTAACTGCTGGTGAGTAATTACCAAATCCAAATTGGTCTAGTAAATTCATTGTTCCAGCACCAGTTCCTGCATACGGGTCAAAGTATCGTTGAACTGCTGGTGTTTCTTCATAAAACACTCTTTGTAGTTCTATTGCATTACCACTTTCACTTACATCTGCCCATAATGCATTTAAGTCATATGTTTGAGAACCACTTACAATATCAACTGAACCTGATTTTACTTCGACTAAACCACCAACACCCGCTTCTGTTCCGTAAGCTTGTGATAAAAATACACTTCTACCTAAGTTCGGGGTTACTCGTTTATGTGTTAAATTTGAAGAAGTAGATTGTCCTTGTAATGATAATAAATTGTCTTTAATGTTAAATTGATTTATTTGAGCACTATATTCGGACACACTTTCCTCTAAACAAGCATAAAATTGTTTGTCTTGTAATTCTACATTCATTAGTGGATAACCTAATCGTTTTGCACACCAATCTGCAAACTTTGGAGCTTCTGTTTGAAACGCCGAGTCTGTATCATAAAATCCAAATGGTGTATTACCACTAACTGCTGAACCTGAACCAGGCCATATTGGTTCTTGAGCCATATTAAATTCTCCTTAATTTGTTCTAGTAATAAATATAACGAAAACCAAAAAACCCCCAGCGAACTGGGGGTTTTTCGTGATAAGTATTACTACTCGACTATGTAATGTTATTTATTACACTTTGTCTACATCTGCAACAACAACTTTACCATAGAATTCGCTTCTGACCATCTTCTTAGCGTATCTGGTCATCACGCCTTTTCTAGGTGTGAAGTTAGTTGGGTCGTAAACAAGTGGTGTCATAATTAACGGCACATATGGTGAATATACAGCACCTGTTTCTAAGAAGTTTGAACCTCTAAATCCAACAAGGATTTGATTTTCTTGCATATAAGGGTTCTTGTATACATTGAATCTATTGTTTAATAGACCAACTTTTTGAACACCCATTGCGTAAGAACTATCTACTGCACCATCTGAAGTTGTAGCATATCCAGGAATAGATTCTAGGATTGTTGCTGTTTCAGGTGATATAACAATAAAGTTAGCTCCACCTCTTAGTGTTTTTTGGTGTATTGCATTAGATACTGATTGTATCTTGTTTCCAAGTGTCTGGAACCATTCACCTTTTGTGTAAGCACTTGCGTTTGTAGCAGTGTTTTTGAAAGAAGCACTTGAACTTTCATACTCACGACCTACGAAAGCTGACCATCTTTCTGTTTTAGCTGTAGCACCTGCCATCAACATATCTAAGATTTCTAAATCAATTTCCATTGAGATGTACTCACTTAATAGTGATGTTAATTCTGCTTCAGCATCAACTGAATGGTAAGCGTTCAAGTCTTGAGCAAGTTCAGGAGTCCAAACTGCTTTTAACTTACGAGTTTTCGCTACGATAGCGACACTTCTTAATGCTATGTCAATTTCTGGAATACCAGCGTCTGATTCACTACCTGTTCCACTAGCTGTTGCTTCAAAGTCACCTCTTGTTGTGTCTGTTGGAGCTTTGTGGTATTTAAATACCAACTCAACTGACAAGTTGTCTAGAGATGCGGCACCAGTTGGTGAAGTTGGGTCAACAATAAAAGCAATGTTTGAACCAGTTGTTCTTGTATAAGCTGGGTAAGTTGCTTCTAATTCTGAACCACCAGAACCACTAATTTCAAAAGCTCTAATACCATCTAAGTCAGGATTTGTAAATACTGATTTAGCGACAATAACTTGTCTTAGGTTAGAGAATGATGAACTTAATGAAGGTTCAAAATCAACATCACTAAAGTTAACCGACGCTGTTGAGTAAGAACCAGTGTTGATTGTTAATGATGTGTCGTTAACTGAATAACCAAACTTTCCTGCACCATATAAACCTTCAGTTGCATCACCAGAAGCTGATGTTACACCGTGAACATTTTGATTTGCATCAAAGTTTGATTGGTTTGTTCCATATCTGAAATCGAGATAGAATATAAGACCTGATGGTAAATTCATTGGTTGAACTGACACAAAATCTTGTGCAGCTAACTCACCAAAAATTCTACGAACTAACGGTAAAGCAACACCTGACCATTGTTCATTGTTTGATGCTGTTCCTACTTGTGAAGCTTCAGTAACAAGTTGATTTGCTTGGTTTTCAAGCAATACTGCCATTCCACTTCTTTTAGTTTCAGAATCAATACCTTCCAATAGACCAGTTGGCTCCCATTTGTCAACTAATTGTCTAGTTTGTTCTAGTAATTGTTTGTGCGGATTATTACCATCGAGTAATTGACTAATGTTGTTTATTTCTGACATTATTCTCTCCGATTATAGTTTAAATTAAATTTGCCAATTTCTTAAATCTGTTTTTCATTTCCATTCCCTCTGAAAGAACTTCTTTCTTTGGTTCAGTAGATGCAACAGCTTTAGAAGCTTGACCTTTACTTTCGTTTACTTTTTTATTACCATTACCTTTAAAAGATTCTGCTAATGTAGCGTAAACTAATTTGATTTCTCTCAAGTTTTGAGCTCTGTCGAACTGCTCTACAACTCTTAGTTTTTGGTTGTTGTTTAAACCAAAACCTCTAAACAATTTGTTAGTAAACAAAAGTTTAGCGTTCAATAGATTTACTTCGTTTAATTTTTCACGAAGATAACCGATTGTATCTTTGTATTCTTTAAGTTGTGTTTGCATTTCGTCAACTTTTTTATCGTCCTCGTCTTCTTTTTCCATTCCTTCTTCTTCAGAAAGAGCTTGTAAGACTTCTTCAAGGTCGATTTCGTCTAATTCATCTTTATCGTCTCCGTGTTCAGCTTCTGTTACTGGTTCTTTGACTACTTCGTCTTCTGAATTTTCACTTCCACCTTCTTCGTCAGCACCTTCACCTTCTGGTCCTTGTGCTCCGATTTCAGATGAATCACTTGCGCGTTCTGATGGCTCTTTGTTTTCGGCATCACCTACTTCTGATGAATCAAGTTCTTCTTCAAGTTCTTTAATTACTGAATTTAAATCAAGTTCATCTTCATCAGCGTCGTCATCATGCATACCTGCATCTTCCATATCACCTTCTTCTTCTTCTTTTTCAAGAGAGTCTGGTTCCATTTCATCATCATGCATGCCTGCATCTTCCATATCCCCTTCTTCTTCTTTTTCAAGAGAGTCTGGGTCTACATCAGCTCCATACATAGCTTCTTCTGGTCCATCTTCAGCTTCGTCTTCTCCCTGCATTCCAGAATGTTTTCTTTCTTGCGGGTCTTCGTTTTCGCCTTCAGCTTCCATATGACCATCTCCACTACCTACTTCACCTTCACCTTCACCATATTCTTCATTATCAGGTAAATCTTCTGATTGAATTTTTTGTGAAAGCATAGATTTTAAACGCGGTGTGAACGCTTCCTCAAGAGCAATTTTAGCATTTTCTAATGCAGTTGCACGAAGTGCTTTAGCATCAGCAATTGCTTCTTTTAGTATGTCATCCATTTTATTTCTCCGTTGGAATCAATATAGTTATTGGGAACTATAATATAGTGTGATTAATTACAATATATGAACTGGTCGATTGACCGATATTGTGTTTACATATAAATATAAAATTATGAAAAAATTCGTCTTTTTTTCTTGACTTTTTATTTATTTTTTGATAAATTTTTATACATAGAACGAGCTCTTTTTCTTTGCTCTCGTTTTTTGACTGAAGGTTTGGTGTAGAACTCTCTTTCGCGTAGTTCTATCATTAATCCAGAGTCTTTTACTTTTTTCTTGAGTTTTCTTAATGCGTATTCGACTTTGTTGTCTTTAATTGTAACCTTTAACAATTTAACCTCTTAATCTGTTTCGTTATCTGCTGCGTAGTTTTTATCTACATAATTAAAAAATTCTTTTTTCTTATCACCTAATTCTGCAGGTGTTGAAACTCCAAACTTTTTCAATGCTCCTTTAAAAAACTTTGCATATCTTGTATCTTCTTCTGTGATTTCATCATCTTCAATAGGTTCTTGGTAAGGATTTTCTTCACCGGTTTCTAATTCAGGTGTTTCGATATCATCTGATTCGTGTCCGTATGTATGTGTTTCGTTTAAATCATAATAACGACTTAAAACATTACCCATATCCTCATATAGAGCTTCTAGTCTTTGTTGAACTGATGATGCTTCTTCTGATAGTTTGTCAAAATTTTTAGAAAGGTTTGTTAATTCTTTCATATTACGATTTACTGTAACTTTATCAAACCAATCTTCTGTTTCTCTTAAAGTGTGAACTTTAGCTGCATTAGCAATATCTGAAAGTGTTTTTGCTGTTTCTTTTAAATCACCAGATTTGTAAATAGATTTACCTAAATTACCAAACTCTTGAATTTTTGATAGAATTTGTTCTGAACTAATTTTAGGTTCACTTTCAGTTGTTCCATATTTTTCTTTAACTAAATTTGTTAAAGACATAGTGTTATGAAACGCTGGTCTAGAAACAACTCCACCTGCTAATGTAAGTGTGTGTTCTTTTAATAATTTTTTTAGTTTTAATTTTGACATATTTTTTCCTCTTTAATAAATATAAAGTTTTTAAATTTTCCTATAAATAAGTATTCATACCGGTATGTTTTTTAAAGAACTTTTGTAATTGGTCTCCGTAAACTCTTTTTTCTACGGCTTTAACTTTTTTATTACCCATTCTAACTTGTGCAAATTCCATATCGTATAAATCTAATGATGTTAGTCTTATTGTTACTAAATTTATACCTTTTGCATTTCTACCGATTTTAAATAATAATTCTTTTCTTTTTTTATCAATTGTTAGTGGTTTAGCACCTGTCATCGCCATAAATCTTTTACCACCTAAATGGTTCAATGTGTCTTTTGCTTGTGAAGTAGTCATTTCATTTACTTTTTCTGGGTTGTAAGATGCTAATCTAAGTTGTTTTCCAAATTTTTTCCACAAATTCATCATAAATATGTATAATTGTTTTTCGTTCATCTTGTCAACTCTATCTCTTGCTTTTTGTGATGCTTTCTTGTATACTGCTTGAAATAATTTTGCTGTCATTACATCAACGGTTTTACCAGCAATTTTACCATATGAATAATCATCTGCCATTTTCATAATTTTATCCACACCTTTACCTTCATTTACCTTTCTGATTCTTGATTTACCTTTTTCTGGGTCGTAATCAAAGTTAGGTTCTTTTGGAAACCTTTCTCCGTTTTTAATTTTGTCTTGTCTGACTGCAAAAACTGATTCTTTTTTATTTAAAATTCTTGCAATTAAATCACCTTTGTATCTAGTTCCGGTGTTTCTATATGCTTTACTAATATAGTTATAAGATTTGGCTACTGCGTTTTTTGCAGTTCTTTGATTAAATCCAAGACCTTGTAAGTATTTAATGATTTGGTCTTTTTCTTTTTTAGATTCATTTACTGATTCAACCGGATTTAATAAATAATTAGTTGCTTTTTCTAAATAATTCTGTGATAAAGTAATTTTGTCTGACCACCAACTTGGTAATGAATCTTCTTTGTTCATTCCGTTTAATTTGTTTAGTAGTTTATTTGAATCATCAACCATAATCATTACTTTTCTTTTTGATGATGCGACATCTGTGTGTCCGTCTTCGTTTACTGCTTCTTTAATATCTTTTTTTCCGGTTAATGTATAACCCAATACTTCTGCATTTTCTAATCTTTCTTTTTCAAATTTTTTCTTTTCTGTTTTGGTTAAAAATTCATCAGAACCAAATCCTTCTTCTTTTAATTCTTTATCTTCTTCTCCGGTTCCACCAGGTGATTTTAATTTATAATTAGGGTCAACTGCAGACATTGTGTATCCACAACTTTCAACATAATCCTCAACCATTGTTCTGATTTTT